CAGTACTAATAAAACCAGCACACAAGCCCATGATGTACAGTCAGGGCGAACTCACGGAATTCGCCCAATGCGCTGATCAAGTCAACGGCCCTCATTATTTTCTTGACAATTTTTTCTTTATTCAACATCCAGTCAAGGGACGCATGCTATTGCATCCGTTTCCTTATCAAAAGCGTTTGATTGACACATATCATCAAAATCGCTTTAGCATCTCCATGATGCCTCGACAGACTGGCAAAAGCACAGTGGCAGCAGGTTATCTACTTTGGTACGCCATGTTTATTCCAGACAGCACCATATTGGTAGCAGCTCACAAGTATCTAGGAGCGCAGGAAATCATGCAGCGAGTGCGTTTTGGTTATGAAGCCTGTCCAGATCATATCAGAGCAGGTGTTGTCAACTACAACAAAGGCAGCATAGAATTTGAAAATGGTAGCCGCATTGTATCACAAACCACTACAGAAAACACTGGTCGTGGTATGAGTATTTCACTGCTGTATGCTGATGAGTTTGCGTTTGTACGTCCAACTATAGCTAGAGAATTTTGGACCTCTATTGCACCCACACTGGCCACAGGTGGTAAAGCAATTATAACAAGCACACCTAACTCAGATGAAGATCAATTTGCAGAAATTTGGAAAGGTGCCAACAAGTGCGAGGACTCATTTGGGAATCCTACTCCCATTGGTATCAACGGATTCAAGGCCTTTAGATCTCGCTGGCAAGAGCATCCTGACCGTGACGAAACCTGGGCAGCACAACAAAGAGCTGCGCTAGGCGAAGAACGATTTCGTCGTGAAATGGAATGCGAATTCATCATCAACGATGAAACGCTAATATCCTCGATCAAGTTATTGGATCTTGAAGGCCTGGAGCCCATTCGTAAGTCTGGGCAAGTGCGTTGGTACAAAAACATAGATCCCAACAAGATATATTGCGTGGGCCTTGATCCCAGTCTGGGCACTGGCGGAGATCCAGCGGCAATACAAGTGTTTGAAGCCAACACCACAATACAAGTAGCAGAATGGCGTCACAATCAAACAGACATACCCGGACAGATCCGTATCATGGCTGGTATTATTGAAGAACTTTATGACGTTGTAAAAGACCCACAGAACATATATTACAGTGTGGAAAACAATACCATTGGTGAAGCAGCATTGATATCTATCAATGAGTGGGGAGAAGACAAGATATCAGGTTATTTTCTAAGTGACACCAACAGCCCAGGACAGCGGCGATCGCGCAAGGGCTTTAACACCACCAATAAAAGCAAACTAGCGGCCTGTGCAAAGTTGAAAAATCTAATAGAATCTGGGCGTATGAAAATCAACAGCAAGCCCTTGGTTAGCGAATTCAAAAACTTTGTGGCTTCGGGCAACACATACTGTGCCAAAGTGGGCGAACATGATGACTTGATCATGGCCACTATTTTAGTGGTGCGCATGTTGCAGATTTTGCAGACCTATCATAGCGAGCTAGATCAGCATGTACGCGACCATGGTGATGTAGTGATTGAACCCATGCCCTTCATTAGCTTGGCCCGCTAAATAATAGACTATGAGCGCATCCAATATTTCTGTAGATCTGTACAATTTGTTGACCAGTCGCGGACTTGATCCCGAAGTTTTAGATCCTAAAACAGGTAAAAATCCAGTTGATCCCAAGACTGGTGAAGTGGACATCGGCGAAGGCAAACTGTTTGTGTTTGATTGGACCAGCTCATCTGGCAAAGACTACGGCACAGCGGAAATTCTTATTGACAGCGACAATGTGTTAAATCTGTATTTTGGCGATAATCTGGGACGTGGTATGGAGGACGCTGATAAAGAAGAGTGGTTTCAGTTCCTTAGACACCTAAAGAAGTTTGCCAGTAAAAATTTCATGAACTTTACTCCACAAAACATCAATAGGCTGAAGTTTGCACTCACCAATTTATCAACTGTGAAAGAGGGCCTGTTTGAAAGTTATTATGGCACACGCAAGGTCAGTTACATGGGCGAAGCCACACAGGCAAGATTGGTAATCAAACACAACAGAACTCTTGGTGAAAACGATGCAAGATATCGTTATGTAGAAAGTCTGTTTATTGAAACTGCCGACGGAGAAAGATTCAAACTGCCATTCCGCAATCTTGGCGGGGGTAGAGCCATGCTAGAGCATGTGCGTCAAGGTGGCCGTCCTTATGATCCTCGTGGCGTACATATCGCTGGTATTGTTGAAAGCCTATCAATCCTATCAAGATTTCGCAAGGCCAATCAAGGACGCATTCTAGAAGGTCAAGCAGGTGCGTTAGCTGAACAGGGCAACACTTACTATACCACTCTGCGTCAAAATTTAAAAAGCCTACAAAGTCATAGGGGCTATGCCAACTACTTTGAAAACTGGCAACCAATGGAAATCAAGCCCGAAGAAAAGCTTGTGGAAGAAGTTCGTCAACTGTTTATTGAACAAACTCTTGACCAACGTATTGAACAAGCACTGCCTTTGTTGGTATCACTCCAGCAACAGGAATCAATACCACGTGAAGCTGAAATCTTTGAAACCTGGATAGCCAACGTTGCCGAAGGTATTTGGCACACACCAGATAATCCTGAAGCCAAACAACAATTAGTGGATCTACTATCACAACCCACTATACCCGTGGGAGCAGACGCTGAGCCTGTGATATCACAACTTGACGGTGTGCTTGGTGATGATCAGTTGTATGATGAACTTAGAGATCTAGCATCAAGAGATCCTGAAGCTGACGCCAAGCCTTTGATCATGCAGCGTCTAGAACAGATGACCAGTAACAATGACATTAGAGAAGTTTTGGTAAGATTACAGACCACAGACGACAAACAAGCATCACAGCCCGCAGTGGATGAAGCAGACAATCTAGCCACATTTGAGGGAAACCCCAATGAAACTGGCGTGAGTATCATGAAAGAGTCAGAATTGGCAAGATTAAAAAGTTTAATAGGCAAAATGTGAACTAAATAACATTGACACGCAGTAGCAATAGCGCATATACTCTGTGTGTATGCGCTTTTTTATTGAGTGTATAGGCACATGCCGCAAGGCATATTAGGCAAAACTTAGGCATATTAAAGGAGAAAACATTATGGCCTCATTAGCAGAAATCCGCGCACGACTTCAAGCCGCAGAGTCGAACAAAGGCGGTCAATCCGGCGGTGGCGACAACGCAATTTTCCCACATTGGAACATAGCAGAAGGAACCAGCGCACTGGTGCGTTTCCTTCCTGATGGCAACTCAAAGAACACTTTCTTTTGGGTAGAGCGTGCAATGATCCGCTTGCCATTTAACGGCATCAAAGGCGAAGCCGACAGCAAGCAAACCTATGTACAGGTACCTTGCGTAGAAATGTGGGGCGAAGCCTGCCCAATCTTGGCAGAAGTACGTCCTTGGTTCAAAGACAAAAGTCTTGAAGAACTGGGTCGCAAATACTGGAAGAAACGCAGTTATGTGTTTCAAGGCTTTGTGCGTGAGAATCCACTGAGCGAAGACAAAACACCCGAAAACCCAATCCGTCGTTTTATCATTGGGCCTCAGATTTTTACAATCATCAAGGCAGCACTCATGGACACCGAGCTCACTGAGATGCCCACCGACTATGCAGCCGGTCTTGACTTCCGTATTGCCAAGACACAAAAGGGTGGTTACGCAGACTACAACACTTCAAAGTGGAGTCGCAAAGAAAGCTCACTAACTGCTGAAGAAGCAGAAGCAATTGAAAAGTTTGGCTTGTTTGACCTTGCCAGCTTCCTGCCCAAGAAACCAGGCGAAGTTGAACTCAAGGTCATGAAAGAAATGTTCGAAGCATCAGTTGATGGACAGCCATTTGATCCTGACCGTTGGGGTCAATACTACCGTCCAGCAGGCATGGCAGCACCCAGCGGTGCCACTGATGTTGACGAAGATACTCCAGTAGCACGCGGAGGTGGTGGTACCTCTGGACCAATTTCTGGCGGTGGAGGTGTGCAAACAAAAGTTGCCAGTAGTGTCACAGCCGCTGTTGACGACGAAGACGACGTACCAGCTGCCACAGCACCAGTGGTGAAACCAGCTGCTGGCGGCAACAAGGCCGAAGATATCTTGGCCATGATTCGGGCTCGCCAAAAGTCTAACTAATCGTGCAAGCACGTCTGGTCTGGCTACCATCCGGAGAAGAAGTCAAATTCCGTGTGGTCTGGCCAGACCTATTCCTATACTGGCTAGGCAAACTAGGCACTGACAATAGTTTTTTCTGTAGCCAAGTCAGCGAGGCTCACGCTATTAGACAGTCGCTACAAAGCAACATCGATGCCATACAAGGAATCACAGCAGCACTGCCACCATTGATCAGCCAATGGCCCAGTGACCTATTTGATCAAAAGCAGTTGAATCAGTTGCACAGGGATTGGGTTTTAGCTGGACAACGTTGGCCAAAATTGCCACTGTTATTGCAGCAACTGAAATTAGAACGTGCATGGCGGGGTATTAATGAAGACATACACCGTCTTGAAAGCTGTTTTTCATGGCAGTATCAAAACTACGATCTACATCCTTGGCAAACAGCCAATAAGTTTGGCGCCAAGTTTTTAGACCATGCTACTAGTCATATTATGCTGGGCTTTGACAATCTAGGTCGCAGTACCTGGGAAAAGTTTTCAAACTATGACTCAGATGCATTTGAAGTTGATACCAATAACTTTGACATGCTGTCAGGCAAACTAGAAATCTCGCTGGCTAGACCCATGATGTGGACCAGTCCAGAAAACTACAGTAATTGGTGTGCTCTACACAACATATCTGAAGTTGGTCGCAACATGCGAATAGGCAACTTTGATGACGATGTGAAAACACTGACCAAGTTGCGATATCTGTTTACAAACAATGAATCCTCTAATAAAATCAGTTTTGCCTTATAGACCCACTGATGACTGGATACTTTTGAATTCTGGACTGGCCTGGCTAGAACTTGATATTGATATACCACGTGATTTAATATCACAAGAAGCTGCACAGGTGTTTGATTGTAGAGTAGAACATCGTGAAACAGACAGTGTTTTGGGTTATGGTAATCAAGGCTGGCACAGCCTATGCTTGTACGGAGAATCAGCCACGGCTACCAGCAGTGACCAAGGCCAAATGGCATGGACTGATATTGGTCAGTTGTGTTCGCAAACCAAGGCATTTTTAGAACAACACTGGATCATAGCTCTTGCCGGGCGCATTAGATTCATGTGGTTGGCACCAGATGGTTACATTTTGCCACACGTTGATCGTAAACAACGACAACTGTTTGAATGTAATCTTGCCATTGACCATCCTGACAACTGTAGAGTGCAGTTTTTAGATCATGGCACCATACCTTTTGCCTCGGGTCGCGGCTTTGTGATTGATACCAGTTGTAGGCATTTCGCGGTTAATCAATCTCAAGAATGGCGTTTGCATTTGATAGTACATGCACCACTCAAACCTGGTATTGTTCGTAGAAGCTATGAAAAAAGTTTTTATAGTTGATCGGCATCAGCATCCTAAACTGCTGCGTTTTACGCAGACCAAAGTGATGTTTGATGCTAACAATCGTTACACTGCCTGGGCCGACGACATTGTAACAGTACAAAGCCCAGAAGAAGTCAATGATCAAAATGGAGTGATCATTGCCAGTGGCGAATTTGTAACCACTGACTTTAGATCTCGTGATTGGGATTGGACAGTGCAAAACAACATGATTGGAGATCCTGATCTAATAGAGTTTACATTAGATTACAGTTATGAAATGCATCAACGTCCTCCCTATGATCAGGGCAGTAAACAACTGTATATCTTGGAAAATCTCTATCGCACAGTGTTACGCAGTTCTAAGTTAATCTATTTGGACAATACCGAACATTATGAACCAAGGTCATTGAGTGGTAGTGTGTTGTATGGTCTAGCCAGCGGTTGGAAAACCATGAGAATGTTTCGTGATGGTGACTTTCACAAGGTTGTTGTATACGATTGCAATCAACGACAGCTGGATTTTGCCCGGCAACTACACTCCAGTCCATACATAGCTGATCATATTGAAGTCACTGGTGATGTCATGGGTAGCAGAACAGTTCCAGAAGACATCAAGAGTTTTTGGCCTGTCTGGCACCGTATGCCAGTAGAATTCAAACTCATGGATTTATTCACAGCACCAACACTTGAGCTCAACAGTGTGGTTTGGGTCAGTAATGTTTTTTGTTATGAACCCACAATTTTTAAACAGGGATGGGAAGCTTGTAAAATGGCACGAGTCAGCTTGCAAAACGCCAACCCATCGTGTACAATTTTAGACAACTAGGAGAACTTATGCCCAAGCCATTTGATGTAAGCAAGTTTCGCAAAGAGATAACCAAGAGCATTGACGGACTGTCTATTGGTTTTAACGATCCCACAGACTGGATCTCAACAGGTAACTATGC